ACGGAGTTCCAGTATTCACTACTCCTGACACAGATGTGTTTGCCCCAGACGGTGAACTAATAGATATAGGTGTAGTTGATCATTGGAACAACGAGGCTGATGGCTTAAAAGGTGATCAAGATGCTTTAAATGAATTTTATCGTCAGTTTCCAAGAACTGAAGAACACGCGTTTAGAGATGAAACTAAAAATAGTATATTTAATCTAGTAAAAATATACGAGCAGATAGATTATAACGAGGAGATGTCAAGAACTTTAGGTATTACCACTGGTAATTTTCAATGGGTTAATGGCATAAAAGATTCACAAGTTATATTTTATCCAGATCAAAAAGGTAGGTTTAAAGTTAGTTGGGTACCACCTCAACAATTACAAAATAGAGTGGTTCTTAAAAATGGTATAAAATATCCCGGTAATGAACACATGGGAGCGTTTGGTTGCGACTCTTATGATATATCGGGAACCGTAGATGGACAAGGTTCTAAAGGAGCATTACATGGCTTAACCAGGTTTAGTATGGAGGACGCTCCTGCGAACAGCTTCTTTTTAGAATACTTATCAAGACCACCTACGGCAGAAATATTCTTTGAAGATGTATTGATGGCGCTAGTATTTTATGGCATGCCATTACTTGCAGAGAATAATAAACCACGTCTTTTATATTATTTAAGACGTAGAGGTTATAGAGGTTTTAGTATGAATAGACCTGACAAAGTTTGGAATAAATTATCTGTAGCAGAAAAAGAAGTTGGTGGTATACCAAACTCTAGTGAAGATATAAAACAAGCTCATGCAGCAGCGATTGAAATGTACATACAAGATCATGTAGGTTTAAATCAAGATGGTAGCTTTGGAGATCTTTATTTTAACGAACTACTAAATGACTGGGCTAAATTTGATATAAATAAAAGAACAAAGTTTGACGCAACAATAAGTAGTGGTTTAGCTATAATGGCTAACAACAGACATTTATACGCGCCAAACGCAAAGGTTGAAAAACCAAAGCTAAATATAAATATTTCTAAGTATAATAATACTGGATCTAATTCACAAATAATAAAGTAATATGGCATATTCTAATAAAAGTTATTTTCCAAGTCAAACAGTGAGTGATGCTGAAAAGCTTAGTTATGACTACGGTATGAAAGTAGCTAAAGCTATAGAAACAGAATGGTTTTACGAAGATAGAAGTATAAATCGTTACATTTCTAATAGTAAAGAATTTCATAAGTTAAGACTTTATGCTAGGGGCGAACAATCTATACAAAAATATAAGGATGAGTTATCTATAAATGGTGATTTGTCCTATTTAAATTTAGATTGGAAACCTGTACCGATAATATCTAAGTTTGTAGATATAGTTGTAAATGGTATTGCTGAAAGAACTTATGATATAAAAGCTTATTCTCAAGACCCATATGGAGTTTCTAAAAGAACAGATTATATGGAGTCTATATTAAGAGATATGAGATTAAAGGATTTTAATCAAGCTGTTCAACAAGAGCTACAATTAAATGTTAGAGAAAGTCAAGTAGAAGAATTACCACAAACTAACGAGGAGTTAGAACTTCACATGCAGCTAAGCTATAAACAATCTGTAGAAATAGCAGAAGAACAAGCTATAAACACTTTATTAGAAGGTAGTAAATATGAATTAATTAAAAAACAATTTTATTACGATTTAACAGTTCTTGGTATGGGTGCTGTAAAAACTTCTTTCAATACTTCTGAAGGTGTTGTTGTAGATTATGTTGATCCTGCTAACTTAGTTTATTCTTATACAGATTCACCTTATTTTGATGATATATATTATGTTGGCGAAGTTAAAACTATACCTGTAAATGAACTTGCAAAACAGTTTCCTCATTTATCAGAAAGTGATCTTGAAGATATAATGAAAAATAAAAATTATAATAAAAATAATTATAATACTAGATACTCTAAAGAAAAAGAAGATAATAATACTATTCAAGTTTTATATTTTAATTATAAAACTTATATGAACGAAGTTTACAAAGTAAAAGAAACAGCAACAGGTTCTGATAAAATAATACCAAAAAACGATAGTTTTAATCCTCCACAAGATAAAGAAGGTGGATACTCAAGATTATTAAGATCTATAGAAGTTTTATATGAAGGAGCTTTAATTTTAGGAACAGATAAATTACTTAAGTGGGAAATGCAAAAAAATATGATGCGTCCTAAAAGTGATTATACTAAAGTAAAAATGAATTATTCTATTGTAGCGCCAAGGATGTATAATGGTAAAATTGACTCATTAGTAAAACGTATTACTGGTTTTGCTGATATGATACAATTAACACATTTAAAACTACAACAAGTGATGGCGCGTATGGTGCCAGATGGTGTTTATTTAGATGCCGATGGTTTGGCTGAGGTTGATTTAGGTAATGGAACAAACTATAATCCACAAGAAGCGTTAAATATGTTTTTCCAAACTGGATCTGTTATTGGTAGATCGTTTACACAAGATGGCGATATGAACCCTGGTAAAGTACCTATTCAAGAAATAACATCTGGTAGTGGTGGTAATAAAATGCAAGCTCTTATTGGTAATTATAATTACTACTTACAAATGATAAGAGATGTAACTGGCTTAAATGAAGCTAGAGATGGTAGTATGCCAGATAAAAATGCTTTAGTAGGTGTGCAAAAATTAGCAGCTGCAAATAGTAACACAGCAACTAGACATATATTACAAGCTGGTTTATTCTTAACAGCTGAAATAGCGGAGTGTTTATCACTTAGAATATCTGATGTTATTGAATACTCTCCAACTAAAGATGCTTTTATTCAAGCTATAGGCGTTCACAACGTTGCTGTACTAGAAGAACTGTCACAGTTACACTTGTATGATTTTGGTATATTTATAGAACTACAACCAGATGAAGAAGAAAAAATGATGTTAGAAAATAATGTTCAAATGGCTTTACAACAACAAGTAATAGAACTTGCTGATGCAATTGACATTAGGGAAATAAAAAATATTAAACTTGCAAATCAGCTTCTTAAAATACGTAGAAAAAAGAAATTAGATAGAGATCAAATGTTGCAACAACAAAATATGCAGCAACAAGCTCAATTAAACCAACAGTCTGCACAAGCTGCTGCTCAAGCTGATGTTCAAAAAAATCAAGCAATAACACAAAGTCAAGTACAATTAGAACAAGTAAAAGCAGATATAGAATCTCAAAAAATGATACAAGAGGTTCAAATGAAAAAAGAGCTTATGGCGTTAGAGTTTCAGTACAACATGCAATTAAAAGGTATGGAAGTAGAAGGTATAAAAAGTAGAGAGAAAGAAAAAGAAGATCGTAAGGATGAAAGAACTAAAATACAAGCAACCCAACAATCAGAACTAATTGATCAAAGAAATACAGGTAAACCACCTAAAAACTTTGAGTCAGCAGGTAATGATATACTAGGTGGAGGGTTTGATTTAGGTTCTTTTGATCCTAGATAAATTTATTAATTATTATTATATTATATTATGGAAGAAGAAAAAAAAGAAGTAGTCGAAGAGACTACCACAAATAACCAACAAGATCCAGGTGATGAGAACGTGGTGAAAGTTGATGAAAGTAAATTTGAATCTACTGGTGACGATAATGTTATTAAAGTAGATTTAAGTAAACCACCAACACCAAAAGAAGAAAAAAATGAAACTAAAGAAAACAACGCTAACGACAGCGGAGTGGCTGCAGAGCCTGAAAGTGCCGAGCCCACACAAGAACAAGAAGAAGTACAACAGAAAACAAAAACACAAGAAGCTCCAGTACTAGAAGAGATAACTGAAGACA